TCAAAGCATCCGGGCTCGCATGATGCCTGGGAAAAGATGGGCTCGTGAACAAGTCTCGCGTCGCTGCCGAACTGATCGGCATCGGACTGGGCTGGCTGATCGGATTTGTACTTGCTGCGGCATTCGCAGCAGTAATCATGGGAGCGGCGACGCTTTGGCGCTGGATACGGCGCATTCACTAGGAGCGCTACCCCGAAAGGGATGCGGCTCGATATGCCTGAAGCGAAATATTACGTTTACGAACTCCGCGATCCTCGTTCGAGCGAGATCTTCTACATCGGCAAGGGCCAGGGAAAGAGGATTGACGCTCACGAGAAAGAGGCCGAGAAGGGAGTTCATTCGCCAAAGTGCGAGCTGATCCGCGAAATCTGGGCCGCGGGACTTCAGATTGAAAAGGAAATCATCGAGCGGTTCCGCGATGAAGCAGAAGCATACGCAGTTGAGAAAGACCTGATCTCGAGCATCGGTCTTGAGAACTTGACAAACATTGCGCCGGGCGGCGTTTGGATTCCCCGAGCAATTCGCCAGAAGAAGACTTCTTGGTCGCTCAGCAGTCTCTTGAAGATTTCGCCGGCGCTGTCTCGAGCGCTGAGGGAATACAACAAGTTCGGGAATCTGTTTGTACTTGAGCGCGATGTCACGCATTTGCTGCTTCATACGATTCGCGGGCTCGTCAGTGATTGCGGGGCGGAAGCGGTTAAGAAAGCTGTGCGTCGGCATGGCGTCGAGCTTTTGATTTCCTAGAACTTAATCAAAGGAAATCAAAATGACCCGAGGCGGGAAAAGAGAAGGCGCCGGCAGGAAGCCGGGCGCTGTGACGCAGAAGACGCGAGAGGTTGCGGAAAAGGCTTTGCAAGGCGGGATTACGCCGCTCGAGGTGATGCTAGAGGCGATGAATTCCGCGCGCGACGCTGGCGATCTCAAGACCGCGGCTTCATTCGCTCGCGATGCGGCGCCTTACATACATGCAAAGCTGTCTAGCGTCCAAGCCGAAATCACAGGTGCGGACGGTGGGCCGCTCGTGACACGCATCGAACTGGTTGACCTTGATGACGACGGCTCAGGTCAAGCTGCCGAGTAAGCTGCGGCCGATCTTCACCGGCGAGGCAGACGTTCGGTACGCCCACGGTGGCCGCGGCAGTGGCAAGACGCGCAGCTTCGCCAAGATGGTTGCGGTAAAGGGCTACATCTTCGGTATGTCGGGCATCAGCGGGATTCTGCTGTGCGCCCGGCAGTTCATGAACTCGCTTTTGGATTCCTCGCTGGAAGAGTGCAAGCGGGCAATCGAAGATGAACCGTTCCTGAAGTCTTATTACGACATCGGCGACAACTACATCAAGTCGCGCGACGGTCGAATCTCGTTTGTGTTCGCCGGGCTGGACCGGAACATTGCGAGCATCAAGTCGAAAGGCCGGATTCTCGTGTGCTGGGTGGACGAAGCCGAGCCGGTGACAGACGAAGCGTGGACGACGCTGATTCCTACGCTGCGTGAGGAAGGCGAAGGCTGGAACGCTGAGTTGTGGGTAACGTGGAACCCGAAGCGCAAGGCAGCGCCGGTCGAGAAGCGATTCCGCGGAAGTTCGGATGCCCGCATTAAGGGCGTGGAACTGAACTGGCGCGACAACCCGAAGTTTCCGGCCAAGCTGGAGCGCGACAGACAGCGCGACTTGGAAGAACGGCCCGAGCAGTACGACCACATCTGGGAAGGCGGCTACGTGACGGCGCTTGAGGGCGCGTACTTCGCCAGGCACTTGCAGAAGGCGAAAGAGGAAGGCCGCATCGGCTTCTTCCCGGCCGATCCGCTGATGACGATCCGCCTGATATGCGACATCGGCGGAACTGGCGCGCGTGCTGATGCGTTCTCGATCTGGGCTATGCAGTTCATCGGCCGCGAGATACGCGTTGTGAACTACTACGAAGCCGTTGGGCAGCCTGTTGATGCGCACATTGCCTGGTGCCGTGCTCAAGGCTACACGCCCGATAGAGCGCAGTTCTGGCTTCCGCACGATGGATCGACGCAGGACAAGGTTTATGACGTGTCGTATGAGTCGGCGCTGAAGAAGGCCGGCTATTCGGTGACAGTCGTCCCGAATCAGGGCAAAGGCGCTGCGATGGCGCGTATTGAGCGGGCTCGCGTGCTGTTCCCGCAGGTCAGGTTCAACGAAATGACGACCGAAGCGGGACGTGCAGCGCTCGGCTGGTATCACGAAAAGCGCGACCAGGAACGCGGCATCGGGCTTGGCCCTGAGCATGACTGGTCGAGCCACGGAAGCGATGCGTTCGGGCTTGGCATGGTGATCTGGTCAGAGCCGGTGGAAATGAAGCCGCTCGTTTATCCGAAGCTGGGCGTGATTTGAGCGGATTATTCCGCGTGCTGCCGAGCCACAAGAAAGGAAATTCCTGATGAGCATCGCTTTGGAAGCGAAAGTCGCGGACCTTGAGAATCAAGTGGGGGAACTGAAGCGTCAGATCGAGAAGCTTTCGATTCTGCGTTCTGGTGATCCTTTGCCGCTCGACAAGCTGGACATTGTGCGCCGCTTGACCGCTCTGGAACAGCGCGGCAAGCCCGGCCCGAAACCCAAGGACAGCAATGGCTAAGCAGCGCATGAACGACGAAGAACTGCTGGCTTTAATCGGCCAGTACGAAAAATCGTCGCTCGGCTCGAACGTCTCGACCGGCCCGTCTGTGGGCGGCAGCATCAAGCCGGCCGGCCAGCAGATGACGACGCTCGAAATCGACCGCTACAACGCGCTGAACGCCTATTTCGCGCGTCCGATCGGTAACGAGGCCGAGGACAGGTCGCAGATCGTGCTGCCTGAGCTGCGCGATACGGTCGAATGGATTATGCCGACGCTCATGCGCATGTTTGTCGGCAACGGCAAGCCTGTTCAGTTCGATCCCGAGTCAGAGGGCGACGACGCGCAGGCCGAGATCGAGACGGAAGTCGTGAACCACGTGTTCATGAAGCAGAATCCCGGCTTCTTCATCCTGCACGACTTCTTCAAGGACGCGCTGCTGCTGCGCAACGGGTACATCAACACGTACTGGCTGAAGGAGCGCAAGTCGTCGGTCGAGAGTTACACCGGCCTGACGGAAATCGAGGTCACGGAACTGCTGCAGACCGAGGATGAGATCGAGATTCTGGAGCAGGAAGAAAAAACCATCCTCATCGTTGGCCCGCAAGGACCGCAGCCGCAGCCGGCGTTCGACATCAAGCTTCGCCGCACGCGCAACGTCGGCCGCATCTGCGTCGAATGCGTGCCGCCCGAAGAAATGCGTATTTCTCCGCAGGCGCGGCATGGTCTGGACGATTCGCCATTCTCCGAGCACGAACGCAAGGTGCCGCGCTCCGAACTGCGCGAAATGGGATTCCCGGCCGATATGGTCGATTCGATCACCAAGGCTCAGCCGTCGTGGCTCGACCTGATCGAACTCGCGCGCAACGAGGTCACGGACCAGTTGAGCGAGGAAGAACCGACAGACCCGGCGAGCCAGCTTGTGACGCTGCGCACGGTGTTTATCCGTGTGGACTACGACGGCGACGGGATCGCTGAGTTGCGGCGCGTGATGGTGGGCGGCGACAAGGTTCTCGACAACGACGAGGTCGAGGAAGTCAGCTATTCGTATTGCTCGCCGGTGCGCATGCCGCATCGCCACGTCGGGATCAGCTACTACGATCTGCTGTATGACTTGCAGGTCATCAAGACGACGCTGTTCCGCCAGGCGCTGGACAACATCTACATCAGCAATAACCAGCGCACTGCGGTGAACTGGCGCAATGTGAACGTGCAGGATCTACTCACGTCGCGGCCGGGTGGGATTATCCGCGTGGATGGTCCGGTTGCAGACAACATCGTGCCTTTCCAGCAGCCGTCGAACCTCATGCAGCAGATCCTGCCGGCGCTCGAATACTGCGACTTGCAGCGCGAAATGCGCACCGGCATCGGCAAGGACACGATGGGCGTCGATGCTGATGCATTGCAGGACGTGACGAAGGGCGGCCAGCTTGCGGCGATGTCGGCGGCTGCGATGAAGGTCGAACTCGTGGCGCGGCTGCTTGCCGAGGGCGTCAAAGAGGTATTCACGAAGATCCACAAGCTGCTCATGCGCCATCAGGACAAGCCGATGACGCTGCGGCTGACGAATCGTTGGGTAGACGTGAATCCCGGCGACTGGCGCGAACGTACACAGGTCAGCGTGAACGTGGGTCTCGGCTCGGGCAATCGCGAGGAAGCGCGCGCGAACGTGATGATGCTCGGTCAGGCGCAAAAGGAACTGGCCGCGTTCGGTCTGGTCGGCCCGAAGCAGGCTTACGAGACGTTCAGGAAGATGGCGCACCTGCTCGGCGAAGAAAACCCGACGCAGTACGCCATGGACCCTGACTCGGACGAGTACAAGCAGGCGATGGCTGCGAAAGCGCATCAGCCGCAAGATCCGCACGTACAGGCCGCGCAGATCAAGGCAGGTTCGGATCAGGCTATTGCAAACACTCGCCTTCAGACAGAGCAGGTCAAGGCGAACAGCGAATTGCAGCAGGCGCAAGCGGAACTCGCTCACGGCGCGCAACAGTCGGCTGGCGAGCAGGAACTCCAGCAGCAACAGATCCAGTCGCAGGAATGGCAGACGCTGGTGAAGGTCATCGGCCAGATCGTGGCGAGCCAGTTGAAGCAGAACGCCGCGGCCGACGCCGGCCAGATGATCAATCAGGATATGAGCGAGGTGCAGCGTGGGTTCTGACGAAGAAATCACCCGCGGCGGCGACGCTGCGCAGGTGCTCGACTCAAAGATATTCGTCGAGGCGAAGCAGGCAGTTCTGGAGGGCATCCAGCGCCAGATGAAGGCCGTTCCGATGTCCGACCAGACCATGCACTCGCGGCTGATCATGCTGTTGCAGTGCTGGAGCACGCTCGAAAGCTACCTGGATCAGGTCAAGCAGACGGGCGAAATCGCGCAATTCCAGATCAAGCAGGACGAGGAGCGCAAGTCGCGCTTCAAGATGTTCGGCTGATGACTGATCTTACTTACCGACGCGCAATGATCGCGGTACATGCCGCCTATGCTGCCGTGTGTCTTTGTGGTGGCGCGATGCTGATCCGAATGGAAATAGAAGTCATCAGACTTTTCTGATAACCGACAAACTTTCGACAACAGGCTCGCTTCGGCGGGCCTTTTTTATTTGAGGCCAAGAAATGAGCGACGTAGTAGCGACTACCCCGAGTACTGAGGGCGCCGCGGCACCTAGCATCGAGACTGCATTCCAGAACTTCTGGGACGCCTCCGAAGCTGCTGAACGCCCGCGCGAAGAAGAAGCCGCACAGACGCAGCAGAACGACGCGCAAGAGGTTCGCGAGGCGCAAGCCGAGGAACAGGGCGCAGAGAAGCCGGAAGCCGCACAGGAGGTCG